ATGAAGAAAACATATATCTACGAAAGTCCAGATCGAGGCAATACAGTTTATCGCCGTGAGTTTGGAGCACCTATTAAAACACGTGAGCTTATTAAATCCAACGAGGATAACAAATGTACAGGAAGGATTACAAAAGATACGTAGGTGGAAACTGGGAATGGGTTCAGATGTTTCAATTAGATTATCTACACCAAAAATGTAGGAAATTTTCTAATGATAAAAGATTCCTTGATCTAGGATGTGGATCGCTAAGGTTAGGTTCTCTTTTAATCCCATTGCTCGACGAAGGTAAGTACATAGGCTTAGACTATAATCAACACTTTGTTGAGCTTGGTATTGAAAAAGAACTCTCTCCTGAGATCATCGAAGAAAAGAAACCGCAATTCATTTTTAATGATAACTTTGACCTCAGCGAGATCGATGGGAAAATCGATTTTGTTTGGGTCTATCAAGTTTTCATTCATGTGAACGACGAGAAAGTCAGAACCGCGTTAAAGAATATCGCAGGTAAGCTCACTCAAGATGGTGTTAGCTATGCGACTTTCACACGTCATATTGCGAAGAACCAACCAAAGAGTGATTATGTTTATGATCACACTCAAAGAACATTCTATAGATCGTTAGATGTAATTGAACAAATGTATAGTGACGCTGGAATGAGTATGGTACATGTAGCCGATACTCCTAAAGGCGCTTTTATTATTAAAGGTGAACTTAAAAATGAAGAAAGAACTTGAAGGTAAATTTACCGTTGTAACTGTAGTCTCTCAATTCAAACAAAGATACGTAATCCCAACCGAAGGCCTCCAAGAACTCAACCAAGACTTTGACCTTGACGCAGAGACTGCAAAGGTCTGGGCTGAGGAGTCTGTGATGGCTGAAGAAGTAAAAGAATTCAGTCAAAACTGGTTAGGTGAAACAGTCATTGATATTGATGTAGTTGACGAAGACCGCGTAATCGAGCTTATGGCTCGTGACAATAAATATCTCGTTGAAGGGGATGATCCCTGGCCACGAGAAAAACAGATTAAATTTGTAAATAATTGGAAAGAAGAGAGGAGTAAATAATGGCACTAGAACCAGGTATGGATGAATACAGGCGATGGGTAGGTGGTAACTGGCCCGAAGTACAGAAGTGGCAATATGAGTTTTTACAAAATCGCATGTACCACTATAACGAATCTACAACATTTCTTGATGTAGGATGTGGTTCACTACGACTAGGATCTCGACTCATCCGAGAACATGATGCAGACAAATACATTGGACTTGATGTATCACAAGAACTGATTGACTTCGGTCTCAAATACGAAATACGTGATAAAGACTTAGAAGCAAAAAGACCACGGTTTATCGTGAATAGTGATTTTGATCTCACTTCGTTAGGAGATGAAAAGGTTGATATTGCATGGTGCTTCTCTCTATGGATGCATATACCAGATTGGCTAATGAAACAAGCTTTGACGAATATCAAATCTGTTCTAGCACATGACGGAGTAATTTGGTCTAGCTTTAGTGAAGATTATGGAATTAGTCCTCTTCACGGTGAAACACCCGATGATTATGTTTATGATCGTCATCAACGTACTTTTGTTCGATACCGTGACGAGCTTGAAAAGATATTTGATGAATGTGGTCTCACTTTCGAAGAACGTGACCCTAGTATTAAGAGCGGATATATGGTCCGTAGTGTACCAAAGGACAGATAATGGCAACAAAGAACGATATAACAGGTGATAGCTTAAAAAGCAAAGCATCTACCAAAGCTTATAATGATGGGTGGGATCGTATCTTCGGTAATAAAAAGAAAGCCGAAGAGGAAGAAAAGAAGGACGAAGAAAAGTCCGTCACCGGCCATCAGCAAGAGCCCTGGCATAATCGATCGTAAAAATGATTGTTATCTATGGTAATAAAGGCTGCAGTGCTTGTACACTCGCTAAAAAGAAATGTGCAAGCCTCAGCCTTCGCTATGAGTTTCGTGACATAGGTTACAAAAAATGGTACGTTGAATATACTCAAAGCGGTGCCGTTGACTTACCATACGTACTTGTCAATGGCAAACCTATTGGTGGTTATAAAGAGCTTCGAGATTATTGCAATGATTATCAATCACAAATATAAGTTTATCTACTTCAAAACAAAGAAGACTGCCAGCACTACTATTGAAATCGCTTTAAGCAAGATATGCACTGAAAAAGATTTCATGACTCGTCTCATTTATAAGGACGAATGTAAGCGAGCAAAGATTGCAAAGATCGGATCTACAAACTGGCGATACGCTCTTAAAAATCATGCAACAGCTGAGCAATGCCGACGCCGAGTCCCTCCACATGTATGGAACACTTACACCAAGATTACAAGTGTACGTAACACATATGATATGATGGTAAGCAAATACTTCTGGGAGCGTAATAACTGGACTCGAGACTTCGAACATTGGTATAGCAAGTTTCCAGATTCTGCTACAGCAAACTGGGACATCTACACAATTAACAACCTACCCGTTATTGATCATTACATCCATTACGAAAACATACTCGAAGATTGTTCTCGCATTTCGAAAATACTCAAGCTACCTATTGATATTGCCGACACTGTAAAAGAAGTAAAAACTAAATCGAATGCGAGAAAGGAACAGTGGCCTCCCATAAATAAACAGTCGCTGGAAAAAATAACCGAAGACGCTAGACACGAGATTGAGATCTTTAACTACAACATACCTGAAGAATATTTGGAGACTTATTATGGCTAAGAAAGCAAAAACTGGAATTACACTTCACGAACCCACCCGTAAAGGTACATGTATCGGGCGCGGCATTTTCAAAACATCTTCTATGAACAAATCTCGAAAACGCAGTTTTAAAAAATACCGTGGTCAAGGTAAGTAATGCAATCAGGACATCTTGACGCTTTTGGTAACCCTGTTGGAACCGGCTATGGCGGTGATGGCGAGTGCCCTGAGCAATATGCAGTATGCTATACGCCGAATGAATTCGAAGAATTTTTAGAGGCTGGTGATTTAGAATATAATTATGAAGAACAAATTCTAGAACCAAAGGGTGATGCTGAAGCAGTACTCGATTGGACAACACAACTATTATTCTTAGAATGGACCACTCTACTATACTTAGTCATACCACTGAGCATATTTGCAGTTTATGGATTAACCATATATGCTGGAGTCAAGTTCATTCAGAAAAAATTTAGCTAAGGAAAAAAACAATGAGCCAACATAACAGATATGACGTAAAGGTAATCAAGGTTGTCGATGGAGACACCGTTGATGTAGATATTGATCTAGGTTTCGGTATTTGCTTGAAAGACGAACGAGTACGTATTATGGGTATTGATACACCTGAGTCACGTACTAGTGATAAAGTCGAAGATCTATTCGGTGAAGCTGCAAAAGCTCGCTTGAAGCAGTTAATGAAAAATGGTGGTAAGCTGATTACGACTGAAGACAAGCATGGCGAAGACATGAAAGGTAAGTTCGGACGAGTCCTCGGTGACTTTGAAGTGTATTACCCAGAAGGTGATCGATGGGAAAAGGTTACTAAAATCATGGCTGAAGAAGGTCACTGTGTACCTTATTTCGGTGGAAGTAAGGAAGAGACTCAAGCGGCTCATGAAAAGAATCGAACACGTCTACTTGCTGAAGGAATCGTTACTCAGGCTAAATATGACAAGGCTGTTGCTTTGATGGAGAAAAAAAGAGCAAAAGAAGCTAAAAAGTAGTTGACAATGCACTGAGGATGTGTTAGAATGGCTACTCAAATCAAAGCTAAAGGTTAGAAACAGTGTTCGAACCACTCCTCAATCCCTATCAAATGCTTGAACTTGGTGTGTTTGATGGTGACTACTTTAAAGGTGACTACAGTGACTTCGACAAGGATGTAATTGTAGCACCTCAAAACCTCTTCATGGAAGGTGCATCTCAACCTAAAGAGATGTGGATCGAGAAAGGCTGGATTACAAAAGAAGACCCTATGGGTTGGTTACAGTGGTATGTACGTTACTATCATGGACGTCGCATTCCAGAACTCGATACATGGCAGATCAAACGCTGGAGATCATTTACTGCTAGGCATGGCGCTCAAGTATGTAAGAACGGAAACGGTGATCTCTGTAAGCGCCTCAAACAAAGACAGGCTCTTCTTCATTGGGGAGCCGATCCTATTCCAGATATCAATACTTCTCGCGAAGAAAAAATATCTTATCTTTTTACAAAAAAACAGTTGACAAATGCAATTGAACCTGATAGAATGGTATCCGTTGAACAGTGGAGACATATACTATGACTATGCATTTGATACGCGGTGCTAACTCGCTTAATACACGTAAACCAAAACGTAAGCTGACTAAGGCTCGGTTAGAAGAGCTTCAAGTTGAATGGCGTGCTCATAATAAGCTTATGAAAAGAACTGGTAATCATGATCTTCGCTACAACGATTTTAATGAGTATCTTGACTACTGCCACGGTAAAGTTAAATTTAAAAAGGAGTTTAAAGAATATGAACCGGACACAACGTACCGCCGCACGACACCGAGCTACCCTTCAGCAAGCATCTCGCCGACGGGAGCAAATGCGTCTCAACTCGGTTCAGCAACAGGAAGACCAAAAAGACAAGAATATACAGGAACCCTCGTCAAAGGAATAGCTACAATGCATAAATCCAATGCCGTTCCCATTATCAATAGTGAGCAAGCAACTGAGATTTCAAGGATGGCAAAATGAACGGATTTCGTAAGCTACAAGAACGTCTTACTACAGAAGGTTGGTATGTAGGATGGAATCATTATTGCTGTCAGTCATGTGCTTGGATGGATATACCTGACTACTTTGATGATGGAACTGAAATTGACTTGTCGAAAGTTCTTTTTAATCATAGCCAAGACTGTGAAGTATATGATGAAGAAGGTACAGAGTGTGAGGTCTGTGATGGTGAAGGATATGATGAGGATGACGAAGATTGCTCTGAGTGTAACGGCACAGGCATAGACTACGAGAATCTCCATCGCGATGATTACGACACTAGTCAGCCTGGGTTTGTTTGCTATAATCCTGAGCAACAAGACTCAAGTACATTTTGTTTCGCTGGTGATAAAGAAGGTGTAAAGAATCTCAAAGCAATCCTTCCTATTATCGAAGAGTGTGGATGCGAATACTCTTGGAGTGAGTCCGGCGATGAACGTATCGAAATATCGTGGAAGTTGAAATGAGCATGAATCTACGAGAAAAGATTAATATGCGAATGGATATTCTTCAGGATTGGATGGAAAACAATTATCATCTTAAAAATCCTGAAGCTGTGATTGAACACATTCGAAATGTATCTAAGTTTTGGAGTGTGTTAAGTGAAGAGGATCGTGATTATATTCACGGTGCAACCTATGCAGTTGAAGAAAAAGTGGAATGGAAACTATGACTGAATATAATGATGTGGTAGAAACTCAACGTAAAAGACTTAAAGCTGAAGAATGGGCACGTGTATGCAATGAAGTCCAATGCCACGGGCTTACGAGTATGTGGTATGAAACCGACGAGACTCGAGCCCATTTTGAAAATGGAATGGTAACTGATTACTCCTTTAATGATGGTCGCATTGAACGTTATCAAAAAGGTGAACTCATCTATACCTTTAATAAGCCTCTTACCGGCCAAGAATTACTTGACGCATATCTTAAAAGCTCATGATAAAATCTAAAACTAGTTTAGGAATAGGAGCTGCGCTTCTATTCTTCGTTACTCAATCGTATGTCGTAGATGCTCAAGTAATCAGTGACTCAGAGTATTGTCTTGCACTGAATGTTTACCACGAAGCTCGTAGTGAGAATCTTGCTGGTAAGTTTGCTGTATCAGATGTTGTATTGAATCGTGTTAATGATAATCGCTATCCTGATACTATTTGTGGTGTCGTAAAGCAAGCTGTATTAAGTAAGTGGCATCTCGAGCAAGGACGTGAAGTACCTGTTCGAAACAAATGTCAGTTTAGTTGGTATTGCGATGGTCGTAAAGATGATCCTACTGATATGGATGCTTGGGCTGAAAGCCGGCTCGTTGCATATCAAATGCTCGAAGGTAATCTGTACCGAGGTATCACTGAAGGTGCTACACATTATCATGCAACATACGTACAACCTTCATGGCGAACACGTTTTAGTTTAGTAGGTCATATTGGTTCGCATATCTTCTACAGAGCAGAATGATAAATATCTCCTATATTCATAATGGAGATGTTCAGTGAACGTAGCAGGAATAGATTATAGTTTAACAAGCCCAGCAGTCTGTGTACATAGCGGTGATTCGTGGAGCTACGACAATTGTAGCTTCCACTTTTTTAAGACAAAGAAAATCGTAAGCACTTATCCTTTTATCGGATACGATTACCCTGAATGGGATTGCGATCAGAAAAGATACGAAAACCTTTCGGCATGGACTTTGGACGTATTATTTTATAGTAATGTAACAAAAGCTTTTATCGAAGGATACGCATTTGGTGCCGTAGGCCGAGTCTTTAATATTGCTGAAAACGGTGGTTATTTGAAACAACGGCTTTGGCTTTGTGGTATTGAGCAGGACACAGTTCCTCCTACCGTAATTAAAAAGTTCGCAACAGGTAAAGGTAACTCTAGTAAAGAAGCAATGTATGAATCATTCGTAGAAGAAACTGGTGTTAATGTCTTTGCTAGTCTCGATATACCAGACTCAAAGAATTGGAATCCAGTATCAGATATCGTAGATGCTTACTATATAGCAAAGCATGGATTTGAAAATGAATTACAACGTCTCAATTTATAGGTACAACCCAGAAACAGACACAGCGCCATATATGCAGGACTTTGATTTTGAAATCAAAGAAGGTTCTGATATGATGGTGCTCGATGTGATGATTGCTCTTAAAGAAGAGCATGGTGACTTAACGTTCCGTCGTTCATGCCGAGAAGGAGTCTGTGGATCTGATGGTGTAAACATTAATGGAAAGAATGGACTTGCTTGCATTACACCGGTCTCGTCTTTGAAAGGTAAAAAGATTACTATTCGTCCGCTTCCTGGGTTACCTGTTGTACGAGACTTAGTGGTTGACATGGCTGATTTTTATGCGGCTTATGAAAAGATCAATCCATTTTTACAAAACAATACTCCTACTATGGGAATCGAAAGACTCCAAACACCAGAAGATCGAGCCAAACTCGATGGATTATATGAGTGTATCATGTGTGCATGTTGTAGTACAGCTTGCCCATCCTTTTGGTGGAATCCAGATAAATTCTTAGGCCCTCAGGCATTACTAGCGAGCGCTAGGTTCCTACTCGACAGTCGAGATCTTGCAACCGAGGAAAGGTTACAGGAACTCGATGATCCGTTTAGTGTATTCCGTTGCCACGGTATTATGAACTGCGTTAATGTATGCCCGAAAGGACTCAACCCAACAAAAGCCATTGGCCACATCAAGTCAATGCTATTAGAAAGAGGTATGTAATGATAGTAATATTCAATGGCCCGCCCGGCTCAGGAAAAGACGAAGCTGCAAAGTACTTCAAAGAAAACTTTGGCTTTAAAAGCCTGAGCTTCAAATACCAATTATTCAAAGAAACAATTAAGCATTTTGATGTTCAAGAAGATTGGTTCATGGAAGGCTACGACGATCGAGAACAAAAAGAAAAGCAGTTTGATGTTTTGAATGGTTACTCTCGTCGAGAAGCTATGATCTATGTTTCAGAAGAAATTCTAAAGCCTAAGCATGGTAAAGCGTACTTTGGTGAATGTGTATCTGAAGAGATCGAGGATGGTGTTAACTATGCGATTGCTGATGGCGGATTTGTCGAAGAGCTACGACCTTTGATTGAACGAGTCGGTACTGATAATATTGTTATTGTACAGCTTTGTCGAGAAGGGCATGACTATTCAAATGATTCTCGACGCTACTTTGATGGAAATCTTATAAGGGAATTCGCTATCAACGGCGCATCTGATATAGATAATAAGTATATGCTAAATGAGAGTTTCGACATTCAAACATATCGTATACATAATAATGGATCGCTGAGAAACTTTCGAAACGTCCTAACTTCCATATATGATGAGATCAATATTGACCATGCAATCGAACCAGCTTGACGGAATACCAAGACCTAATATAATTAATTTACGTGAATGCAAAGATCGTCGTGATTATACTATAGCCGAGTTTAAAAAGCTCGGTGTAGACGATATCAAAATACATCAATTCGATCGGTACGCAGAAGCTCCTGTTCCCTTTATAGGGGCCGATGATCTACTTAAAGTAATTACACCAGGCGTAACAAGTTCTCATCTCTTGACCATTAAGTGGTGGCTAGAGAACACAGACGAAGAGTTCGGTTTATTCTTCGAAGACGATGTACACTTTGAGTGTGTAAAGCATTGGAACTTTACTTTGATGGAGTTCATTGAAAGGTGTGGATCAAATTGGGGAGCGTTACAACTATGCAACGTATTCGAATATCCTTATGATAGTCAGAATGAATATCCTGCAATGGTACCTCGCAGACGTAATATGTGGGATCATGGTCTTCAATGTTATGTGCTCAAAAGATCTTATGCTCAAGCGATAGTTGATTACTATTTTGCTGAGTGGGAAGATAAGAAAGCAATCCACATTCGCATGCCACTCGGCGCACCACCCTCTTTCGAAAACAATGTTATGCATGGCTTTGGACTAGTCATTAACATGCCGTTGTTTAATCACAATGTGTTAGATTTCAGATCTAAGAATATATACTACTACAATCAACAAGCCCCAGCAAACATTTATTCATATGAATTTTTAGATGGTTGGTGGGAAAAGAAAGGCTCACAAATGAGCATTGACGAAATTTTTAATAATGACCGTGAGAGTCATAAAACGTATGGAGTTTTAAAATTATGAGTTGTATCTATAAAGGCGCAGTCGTCGAATCAGAGTTAAGCGCAAACTCTCGAGGCGGTACTGAGATGATGCGACAAAGGTTAATTGATGTCGCAAGGGAAGATCTCTTAAACAATACCGCTATTCATCTTTCTCGTCCTCGAGAACTTTATGATGATGTCCCAAACATCTTATGGTGCCATGATCTAGCAGGTGATCCCGAGAATAAAATCCTATTAAACGAAGGATGGAAAAAGTTTGATCATTTTGTCTTTGTATCTGTATGGCAGCGTGATCAATATATTATTCGTTTCGGTATTCCATATTCGAAGTGTAGTGTTATTTCAAATGCGATTGAAAAGCAATACAACCCATCAGAAAAGACTCAAGAAACAATTCGTTTCATTTACCATACCACACCACATCGTGGATTGGAATTGTTGATACCTATTTTTGATGCGCTGAGTAAAGAGTTTGAGAACATCCATTTGGACGTATATTCTTCATTCAGTATCTATGGTTGGCCTGATCGTGATGAGCAATACTCTGGTATCATTAAGAATATCGAAGGTCATCCTAAGATGACTTATCATGGCACCGTAACTAATGACGAAGTACTCGAAGCTCTCGACAAGTCTCATATCTTCTTGTATCCTAACATTTGGCAGGAAACATCGTGTATCGCTTTGATTGAAGCTATCAAGAGCCAGGTCATTTGTATCCATCCAAATCTTGGTGCATTACCAGAGACTGCTCAGAATGCTACTATCATGTATGATTACAACGAGAATGCTAGTGCTCATGCTAACTATGCCTATGCAGTGGCTAAGCAAGTTCTCACGGCTATGACTAATGATCCGAACTATTTCAATGGATTTACGTTCTCAGATCGTTTCAATCTAGCTCGTAACAACATGGGATCGTTTGAAACCGTATGGAATGCTTTGCTTGCGAATGTAATTGACCGATGGAATACAAAAGAAAACAGTTGACATTTGAGTCTACCTGTGTTAGAATGGTATCTCAATTCGACAATGGAATAAATTATGGCTATTTTAGTTGACTATAATCAGGTAATGCTGGCCAGTCTCTTCGCAGGGATTGGTAATCACACCGACATGGACGTAGATGAAAATCTTCTGCGTCACATGTTCCTTAACTCAATTCGATCCAATCGTAAGAAGTTTCACAATGAATATGGTGAGATCATCATATGCGTAGACAACAAAGATGTCTGGCGCCGAGATTACTTCCCTTACTATAAAGCGAATCGTAAAAAATCTCGAGACGAGTCTGAACTCGATTGGAATAAGTTGTTCGAATCGATTCATCGTATCCGTTCTGAGATCGACGAGTTCTTCCCATACAAAGTAATCAGTGTAGATCGTTGCGAAGCCGATGACATCATTGGTACTATCATTCATGAGGTAGGCACTGATCTGAACATGGGATCTGAAAAGTATCTCATCTTATCTGGTGACAAAGACTTTATTCAGCTTCACACATATGCTAATGTAGATCAATACAATCCAGTTATGAAAAAGTGGGTTCGTAGTGACAACCCAGATAAATATCTCGATGAACATGTGTTGAAAGGTGATGTTGGTGACGGAGTACCGAATATTCTAAGCAGCGACAACTGTTTAGCTATCGGTGAACGACAGCGACCAATGACTAAGAAGCGTATCACTGCTTTCTTAGGTGATCCTGAAGGCTCTATGGATGAAGAAACAAAGTTAAGATATAATCGAAACAAGAAAATGATTGATCTTTCTCAGATACCTTCCGAATACAAAGAACGAGTTCTTGAGCAATTCAACATCGAGAAGGATATTGGTCGTGAACATCTGTTCAACTTCTTCGTAAAGAAAAAGCTCAAGAATCTTATTACTGACATACAGGATTTTTAATATGATACGACTATCGATTTCTGAAGTTCTTGCAGAGGTGGCTAAAGCTAAGACTAAGAATGCAAAAATTGAGGTGTTGCATACAAACGATACGCAACCTCTGCGCACTGTACTACGCCTCATCTACGACAAGGATATTGAGTTTCTATTGCCGGAAACTCCTCCACCTTGGAAACTAAATAAACTAACTGACGCACATACTATGCTTTATCGAGAAGCTCGCCGCTTACGTATATTTGTAAAAGGTGGTGGATACGACGATCTGCGACAGGTTAAAAGAGAATCACTATTCATCAGCCTCTTAGAGGACGTTGATAATGATGATGCTAAGCTTTTAGCAAATAACATGTTAAGTCATAAGCCAGTGAAAGGCTTAACTCGAAAAACACTCGAAGAGGCATTTCCTACACTCTTCACAGATATGATTAAGATTAATTAAGGAAACAGGTTCAACATGGCAAAGCGTTATAAGGACATCCGTGATTCGTATTCAGATGCTGATGATTGGGGAAACTCTCGCCGCGAAGAGCGCATCAAGGATAAACAAAAAAAGAATCGTCGAAAAGATAAGAGACAAACTAAATACAAGGAAAAGTTTGGAAACTTTAAAGAATTTCGTGATTATGACTAAGGTGTCTTATGATTAAAGAAAAAGTAATACTTGTAGATTGTGACGGTGTCCTACTTGATTGGGCATACTCATTCAACCAATGGATGGCTCGTCACGGCTACAAAGAGGTACGGACTGACACGTACCATATCGATAATCGCTATGATATTGATAGGGATGAATCCCGAAAGCTAGTCAGAATGTTTAACGAATCGGCTTGGATTCGTAAAATACCTCCACTACGAGATGCAATTAAATATGTAAAGAAACTTCATCAAGATCATGGTTACATATTTCACGCTATTACGTCGTTAAGTAATGACGATTATGCTCAACATCTCCGTACCAAAAACCTAATTGAATTATTTGGACCTACTGCATTCGAGAGATATACGTATCTCGATACTGGCGCTGATAAAGACGAAGCTCTTGCTATCTACGCTGATTCAGAATGCTATTGGGTTGAAGATAAGCCTGAGAATGCTTATGTCGGCTCCAAGGTAGGATTAACTCCGATCCTCGTAGATCACGAACATAACCGAGACGTCAAAGATGTGTTCAACTATGAACGTGTGCAAAATTGGAAAGAAATCTACGAAATCATCGTTGGTTAATATAAATAAATTCATAAGCACTTAACTGAGAACCACATGCCAACATACTCTTTTAGAGACAAAGAAACTCAAGAAACCTTCGATAAGATCATGTCTTATTCGCAGAAGCTAGAATTCCTCGAAGAAAATCCTCACCTAGAATCTATAATAACTAGCGGTCAACCCGTGATTGAGGCCGCGCGCCTTGGAAGAATGAAACCCGACCAAGGCTTTCGTGATTTACTTACATCTATGAAAAACAATAAATCATACACCGGTAACAAGGTAAACGATTGGAAGTAACTGTTGTTTCTCTTTGATATCGGATTAAGGAGGTTGCATATGTCAAAAACACGTCGATTAACCAGTAAGGAAAAAAGACGCAGAGATCGTGAACAAGGAACGCTTAATTCCAAATTTAGCATGCGAAAACTCGGACCTATAACAACAACACAGGAGGATATGTTTGATCAATACAAATCAGGCTATAACTTAGCTGCAATTGGTACGGCAGGAACTGGTAAAACAATGTGTGCTATGTATTTAGCATTACAGGATGTTTTAAAAGAAGTAGGATATGAGAGAGTCATCATAGTCCGTTCTGCAGTCCAAACGCGAGAACAGGGATTCATGCCCGGTTCACAAGCTCAAAAGGAAGCGGTATACGCGACACCTTATGCTGATATTGTAAATGATCTATTTGGTCGAGGAGACGCTTGGGAAATTATGAAACAAAAGCGTCAAGTGCAGTTCATGACGTCTTCATTCGTTAGAGGTTTGACGTTTGACAACGCAGTAATCGTTGTAGATGAATGCCAATCTATGACATATCACGAGCTTGATAGTATTATCACTCGTGTAGGAGAGTCTTCTAAAATTATATTTTGCGGAGACACAAGACAAGATGATTTAGCTGGAACCAGACATAAACACGATGTCTCAGGTCTCGTAAGCTTTATCAACGTACTAAAACGCATTCCTTCATTCAGTTTAGTAAACTTTGGAGTCGAGGATATTGTTCGCTCAGGCCTCGTAAAGGAATACATCATTGCTAAAGAACGGTTTGAATCTAAGCTTTCAGCCGTAGCATAATAAAGGAGGAGGGGGCTGCCTCTACGGAGGCAGTCAACTTAATATATGTTACAAGAAATCAATCAACACAGATTAAATTGGATCAGCGGCACTACGACAGTGAGAGTCAAAGTCGTCGGAGACTCTACAAAAGAAGTAGAGTGGCTCAACGAAAATATTGATACGCGCTCTTGGACCACTGCTCTACACGATAATCATACTACGATCTTCTTTGAGAAGTCTCAAGATGCTTCGAAGTTTCGTACCGTATTTAGTTCAGGCGACTCACGTACAGTCGATGTTGGCTAAGTATCTACTTTTTCACCGCTTAGTATATACTTTTTCACCGTTATGGTGACAATCCGCTAAAATAACAGTTGACAATTGCAATACGCTGTGATAGAATGGTACATTCAAATTGAAAAGGCTATATTATGTTTACCCATGCAGACCATGGTATTGATCTACCAACCTTAACACGCAAGACGACAGAAGCTGGACGTCGTTACTTTACTCCCACCGGCGAAGCCTATCCCTCAGTTACAACCGTTCTTGGTATCCTTGGTAAGAAGGAACTAATGGAATGGCGTAAGCGAGTAGGTGAAGATAAAGCCAACCAAATCTCAAGACAAGCCGCAGGCCGTGGTACCGCAGTTCATAAACTCTGCGAAGACTACATTGATAATAAAGAAGACTATTCTAAAAAGCACATGCCTGCAAACATTCATATGTTTAACACCATGAAACCTCTACTCGATGAAAAGATAAATAATATATGGTTCCAGGAGTGTTTCCTCTATAGTGATGAACTTCAGACCGCAGGTCAAGTAGACTGTATCGCTGAGTTCGAAGGTGAGTTATCAGTCATTGATTTCAAAACCTCACGTAGACTTAAAAGTCCTGATAAGATCCAGAATTACTTTATGCAGGTTTCTTTCTATGCAAAAGCATTCGAAGAGCGTACAGGAACTCCTATCCGTAAAGGTGTAGTCCTTATTGGAGTAGATGATTCCGAGCCT